CCTCTAGCCCAAGTATAGCTTGCTCTATCTCGTACTTTAATTCTGATGGTACAAGATCAGAGATAACATTAGCTGAGTAACGTGTTACCGTATCGTCCCATGTCTCACGACCATATCCATCAAAGTATTTTGCGTACCGTGATTTGTGTATAAAAGATTGATAGTCTGTAGGTAAGTAGTTGCTCATCTTGTATCCCCCGATCCAGACAGTGTGCCTTTCTCCTGACGTTGCCGTAGCTTATCAAGGTTAGCTTGTGCTACATCTTCCATCTTTAAACCCAAGTCTTTGCATATAGCTGCAATGTACCATAGGCAGTCTCCTATCTCAGAGCCAATAGCTTCCTTGTCAAGTTTACCATCACGTATAATCTTCTTTACTTTGTTTGCCACTTCACCAGCCTCACCTGCAAGTCCAAGAGTAGGATACAAGATCTGTACAGATGCAGGATAGATTGCTGTTGTAGCAGCTTGTCTTTGGTAGTCATTCATATTCATGCGTCAATCCTCTACTATTATTTTCATTGCTCTTACGTCCATTCCATCCACATCATGGATTAGATTACGTAATGTTTCGTCCACTTCTTCTACCACCATACCGTCTACTGGCATGGGATAGTCATCCTCATCAAGATCAATCGTCAAAAGTATCTTTACTCTCATTACTTTGATCCTCTATTAATGCATCCAGATACCATCTGGCTTTCTTCAAATCCTCTAGGCCATTCTTATAACGATAACGCCAGAGGTACTTCATTATATTACCTTGTAAATAATATTGAAACCCATCACCAGTAGCCGCACGAATGGCATCTATGCATTCAATACCAGCTTGGTTGTAGTGTGGTGGGTTGTTTACAACATCTACCATTCGTACTCTCCTTTCAAAAGTTTACTTTGATTACGTTATCCTTACGTTCCGTAACCTTTGATTTCTTTTGTTTCTTCTCTTCTTCTAACACATTCTTTGCATACTTGTAAAGCATATCTCTGAACTTTACATTCTCTTCCATCAAAGGTACAGAGGCACAAAGCATAGACCCAAGTTGCATCATATGAAAGTAATCATCGTCTGACAGGGTATTATCCTGTGAGGTTACTAGTCCTACAAGTAACTCACCTGTCCATTCTCCTTTCGGATCAAGGAATGGTGATAGCCGTACAAGTATATCATTGTCATCAATATCCTCAAAAACTGTAGCCATACTAACTCCTCTTCACTTTTTTAAAGGGGAACTGGATAAAATCTGGGTGCATGTTTTTACCTTTCTCCTTCAACCACTCTTGTGGTATTACACGGTCACTGTACATAAACTTATTCTTTTCACACCACGAAGCATACGTAGACTTAGCACCCTTACTTAACTTGCGTTTGCTACTCTCAAATACGAAACGTATATCCAGTTTAGGATGTTGTTTCTTGATACAGATATGTTTACGTCTGTCATCTGCAGTGAACCTGCCCTTAACCTCAACGATGATACCGTTGGGTAATATAAAGTCAGGGGTATAGGTGCGATACATCAAGTCTTCCCACTCTATCTTGAGGCATTCGTACTTGATAGGTATCTTGTTCTCTCGTAAAAAGTCTTTGACTTTTATCTCAAGACCACTCCTATACCCGTGCTTCAAAGCAGCTTTGAATTGCTTGTAATGCACTAGAACTTCCAATGAAGATCTAAAGGAAAGCTAAAGGAAGAGGTTGTGATACCTAGCTCCTTTAGTTCCTGCCTAACAGCCTCGTCTGCTTCTTTACGAGCTTGCATAGCTGCACGTAGCCCTGCGTATTTAGCTTCACGTAGGGCTTTTTTCTTTGCTGTAAGCTCACGTTCCATTTCTGCAACGTGTTCTTGCATCTCTTTTATTTCAGCTTCTCCAATCATACGTCACTCCTTTCTACATATTGCACAATTGGCGGCTCCTTTGCTTGTGATACCTTGGACGGTATCTCTTGCAATGAAGGCCAACACTCCTGACGAAAGTCACAGAACTTGCAACCTTCATCGAGTATATAGTTTCCCGTTGCTTTCCCCCGAAACAATTCGGGTACAGGGGAAAAGCACCGATTGAAATCATTCTTGGCTACCGTTTCAACCGTGTCTCTTATCTTGGTAAGCTGCTTGCTCATGTCAATATCTGACTTGACGTACTTGAAATTGCCATTGGCTTTGTTTACAACCCACCAACCACCAGCATTATACCCAGATGCCTGTGCATACCCAGCAAGCTGGCTTACATAACCAAACGAATCCTTGTCTGCTAAAGCTTCGTATGATTTAAACTTGTTTCTGTAACTCCAATCTGATGCAGACTTAACGTCATCAACCGCATTGTTTATTACAAGATCATAAGAACCAGATACATATGTATCATCCTTGTCTCCTACTGCAAGCTTTACCTTGTCTGTGTCTTTATATTCCACACCAGCTTCAGTAAGTACAGCTTTGAAGACAGACTCTACGATGTCTCCTATCATCATGTTCATTACAAATGTCGTTGGCCTTGGTAGTGCCTTCTCAGGCTGGTTCTTTTCAAACCAAAGCTGACAAGTAGGACGCCCAATGTTGGACATCCTTAGTTTAAACTCGTCACGTTTATTACCAGAGCCAAACTGTCGCCGCAAAGCATCAGCAACTTCAGTGGCTACACGTTCAATAGTTTCCTCAGACATTTCTGACTTACCATTGGCTGCGTTCTGAAGATACTGATGTATTGCCAGTTCAGCAGGATGATCCATTATGCAAACTCTTCCATGTCTGCATCAATAATATCATCCACATCACCGAATGGAATGTCATCGTGCTTATGAACGTTTTCGTCCCATGCATTTACGATGTACTCATTATAGTTTGCAATCCAAGCAAGGAAGTTTGTAAGCGTTTCCTGTGCCTCTGCATCCAGATCCAATGAGGTTGTTACATCCAACTCCAGATCAGGCAGGAAGAAGCTGTTACCATTAGGTAGACTACGTTCCTGTGTACCTGACTTGATGGTATGCATTGGTGGAAGCCTACGCATCTTGGCAAGTTTGGTGAAGATACCGCCAGCCATTTTAAATGCATCACGGTTTTCAATCTCCCAGATGAATGGGGTGTCTGCCAGTTCCTTATCGACAGGATTACCTTGTGCATCCACAGGATTTACCAGCGATACAGTACCAAACATTACACGTACACGTTTGATCTGACGAATCAGATCCTGCGTCTTCTGTGGTAATGCCTTGAAGTCTTCAATCCAGCCAGCAGGTTTACCACAGTTGAACCCACCGTCATTGTCCTTGAGATCAATGTTCAGATTGTCAGCCATGATAGTCTTGACATAACGATTGGGTGCCGTGTTGTTGCCCATAATAAACCGTTTGTACATAAACCGTTGTACATATGGACGAATGGTAGCAGACTCAGCATAGTAAGTCGGACCATCTGGAATCTCCAGCTTGTAAGTACCGCCAGAGACTACCTCAAGCTTTACCTTCTTACCATTAACTTCTTGCTCACCCATGATAGGAGAGTGATTAATACGTAATCGTGCAAGCGTTGAGCTATCACGTGAAGGTTTACTGTCAGCAGCCATACCCATTGTTGCTGCCATTTGATTGTAGTCTGAAGTGTTGAATGTTTCTACTAGTGTCATATGTTTCTCCTTTTCGTTTTAACAGAGCTATAGTTATATCAGGCTACGTCCTTTGTGTCAAGCCAATTCGGACCAATCTTTGCTTCTAATAGCAATGGGACATTGAAGTCCAAGTTCCATCGTTTGTTGACCAGTGACGTAAGTACTTCATTAGTACGGCTAATGATCCGTAGTACTTTCTCCTTCTCGTTAGGGTGTACGTCAATCACAATACTGTCATGCACTGTGTTGACGATACAACTGTTAAGTTTATTTATCTCTAGCATCTTGTCGATGTATATCAGAGATATGGGTACAATGTCAGCAGTAGCAAACGATTGTACAGGATAATTTTTTATCTGTGTGAAATATGTCACACTCCCATTACGTCTACGTTGTACGTCAGGAAATGCAAACTCACGACCAGATGGTGTAGTGATCTTGCCTGTGTTCAATGCTTCGCTTGCTAGCTTAGTATGCCATTGGGCAATGCCATTGTATTTCTTGGTGAACTGTTGGTAATACTCAGCTTCAGCCTGTGTTCTACCGAATCCACTTGCCCCATATAAAGGGGCGAATGTGTGTGCCTTAGCTTCCTGTCTGGACATGTGTTGACCTGCATCACTGATAACCTTTGCAGTGTATGCATGTACATCAAAGCCTGTAGTCACCTCGTCAATGGCAGTCCTGTCCTGTGATAGGAACGCAGCCACACG